ATCGTCAGGCATTGGCGGAAACAAACCAACGCCGTAGGACAACGAAGCTTGCAGAAGCTGAGCGTGTTCTGGGATTAGAAGAAGCAGGACGCCGTGTTGATGCCCGGAAACTTAGCCCCGGTGTACGGTCTAACGTAGAGCTATGGAAAGACGCTGACATCAAACAAGCAAAGCAGATTGAAAATGCGATGCGCAAAATTGTTGGAGCCGCTGAAGGACGGAAGAAGCCTGCAGACGTTAGCCGTAAACTTGCCAATATTTATAATGGCTGGTCTAAGAAAAGAATGCAAAATCTAAGAAAAGAAAATAAAGCAGATTTTGATTCCTTAGATCCATCAATCCGTTTTGACTTAGAGTTTCTGTTACCAGAGATTGACAATCTCATGGAGTATTATGGTTTAGCAAAGCGAGTAGATAACAGACCTGCTAATACTATTATGAAAATTCGTGAGCAGATTCTCACAGAACAAGGTAAGCTAAGAAAGCTAAGTCCAAAAGAATATCAAAACATTCTATCAGACTTGGGTAGGATAGCATGGAGTGGACGTATTGAGGGTGTTGCAGACTTAGATCCTGGGACTATTAAAACTGTTGCCGCTAAAATGCAACAGATTTTTAAACGTGGCTTAGACTCAATGGCGGAGTCAGACATCCCTGATGCACAGAAACTAAAAGATGTCAGGGATCGTGTTGCAGGACGTTTTGCCGCATTAGAGGATGAAACTAGCGGTCCGTTGATGGAGTTCTTTAAGTTCGATGCGGCTCCACGTACACCACTAGAGATTGTTGAAGCCTTAGAATACTCAGCCACTGATCCAGACAAGATTAAAATCTTTGCAAGCTTGGTTCAACAAGAGCATCCTACGCTGTGGCCTGAAGTTAAGCAAGCTCTGTTTAATCGTGAGATGGCAAAGCTAGCTGACACTGAAGGCAATTTAGATATCATCAAGCTCCGTCAGGCTAAAGAGAATTTGCTCCAGAATGAGTTGTTATTTGGTGATGGTAGTGCCTCTCAAGGCCTAGAAGAAATGGACCGTCTGTTCACTATGATGGAAGGTATCTTCAAGCGTATAGACCCTGCTGATCTGTCATCAACTGATCTGTACAAAGCGATGAAGCTAGGCAGTGAGATTGGAGGCTCGTTAGGTGGACCTAAAGCTCGTTACGTATCTGAGGCGGCTACAAAGCTTGCAATGCTCGCTAAAGGTGGGAGACTACCTGTAGAAGCGGCGGCAGAGTTTGCATCAAACCCGAAAGCACGTAAGGTTATGGTTAAAATCCTGAAGGGCGAGGCGGCTACGCTAACACCGGCAGAGATGGGTATCTTGAAGAACATCGTGAGATTAGGTAAGATACAGACCTTTGCAGGCTTACCGTCGATCTACTTCGGTCGTGACGAAGACGCTAAGCAGAGCATCGAAGATGCCACCAATGCTGTTCAGGGCATGTTCAGCGGAACTAAAGAATAAAAAAAAGCCCCTGCAAAGGGGCTAATATCTCACTGGAGAGATTCTACTCAAACACCTCAAAGATGTCACCGATCATAATCTTCACGAACGGGATATTAATAACAAACCCGTCGAAGAAGAATACCTGTGCATCTTCAATGTTTTCATCCTGTTTCCAACCTAACACTGGTTGGGACTGTACTGTCTCAATTGACATACCAAATACATGGTGAAACCTTGCCGCTACCATCCCCAATCATCCCCTTCTAGTCCGTGTGCGTTATAGTCTGTAACCCTCTTCTCAAAGAAATTACTCATTGACGATCCGCCTAGTAACTCCTCCATCCACGGTAGAGGATTCTCCTTAACCTTCCAGTTCGTCTTGAGACCAAGCTGGAGTAGTCTGCGGTCTGCCAAGTAACGGATGTATTGTTTGACATCTGCCGCCGACAAACCTTCCAAGTCACCCATCTCATACGCAAGATCAATAACCTTGTCTTCAAGCTTGACTGCAGTACGGAACATACCGTAAATCTCTTTCTTAAAATCGTCATTCACAATCCTTGGATGCTCTGTGCAGAACTCCCTAAACAGCTTCGCCATCCCTTCAGCGTGTTGGCTCTCATCACGTACTGACCATTCTACGACTGTACACATACCCGGCATCTTACCGTAGCGTTGGTAGTTGAGAAGCATCGCAAATGCTGAGAACAAACTCATACCTTCATTCAACACTGATCGTGCAATTGCAAGGGCTGTGCCGCTTATAGAATTTACGTCTAATCCGGACATGAACTCCAGTTTTGCAGACATTTGTTGATACTCTAGGAACGTGCTAAACTCCTCTTCAGGAAGTCCAAGAGTGTCATTGAGAAGGGCGTATGCTCGTTGATGGATGAACTCACGTGAAGCAAAGGCTGTGAGCATGGCTCTGATCTCATTGTTCTTGAACTTGGGAATGTAATACTCAAGATAGTTTGTTCCAACCGCCACGTCTGTCTGCGTAAATAACCGCAGGATCTGGGTGATATGGTGCTTCTCGCTTTCCGATAATGACCCCGATTTCCAGTGATTAACATCAGTCTGTAGCTCCAGTTCGTCTTCAATCCAGTGGATGCGTTCATGTTCCGTTGCATACTTTACAGCCCAAGGATAGCTAAAGGGCTTGTAAGTTGTATTAGTCTCTAACAGTGACATCGATATTCTCCAGTTCTGTTTGGTTCTGATAAATCACGTTCATCAGATTGTTGTTGTGATATTGCAGTCTTTGTACTTCTTGTAGCAACTTGACAGTGCTGTCAAAGCAGTCATTGAGTAATCGTCTGTTAAACGGATCACTGTCTTTAATTATGTCTAACCGTTTAAGCAGGTTCTGTGCTTCTTCTATCATCTAGTTTCTCCCATTCTCTTTTTGCATAGGTATACTATGCTATCCATTTGTAGCTTAAAAGCTACAATTCAGACACTATGTTATCCTTGACAACTCACACAGACTTCATCATCCTCAAAGTCTTTCAGCGCATTACGGTCTACCTTAGTCCCAACCTTCTCTGCTGTAACACCTGCAGTGGTGCGAAGGTAGTATAGTCCTTTAAGCCCTTCCTTCCATGCCTTGAGATGTACCTGATTGACAATAGCCTTGTCCGTCCCCGATGGGAAGAATACATTGACACTCTGGCCTTGACATATAAACTCTTGCCGCTTAGCTGAATGCTCCACCACCCAGTTCTGATCTAGTTCAAAGGCTGTTTTAAAAGTATCTTTCTCAGCGTCCGATAGAAACTCCAGATGTTGTACCGATCCTTCAGCCTCCATAATAGACTGCCAAACCTTCTTGGTGTTCTGGCCTGTAGCAATAAGTAGCTCCTCCAGATACGGATTGCGTACTGTGTGAGACCCTGCACGAGTCCTGTGTACATAACAATTGCTAATACGAGGCTCGATACTGGCAGAGCAACCACAAAGAATAGAGCTGTTAGCGTTAGGAGCGATAGCGAGTAGATGCATGTTACGAACACCAGTACCATTACCGTCTGGACATTCGCCCAGTTCTGTAGCCAGTTGATAAGTCGCATCTGATGCTTGCTCCTTGATGTCCTTAAACATCTGATAGTTCTCTGAGGCCGCCTGCCAAGACTCCCAAGCTATGCCTTTGCTTTGGAGGTAGCCGTGGAAGCCCATTGCTCCAAGACCGATTGAACGCTCTCTGTATGCTGAGTATACAGCTTTTCCAAGTTCTTCTGGTGCGTGGTCAATAAAGTATTGAAGCACGTTGTCCAAGAATCTGACAAGGTCTCCAACCATGCCGCTGGTTCGCCACTCGTCATACTTTTCAAGGTTGACTGAGGAGAGGCAACAGACTGCTGTGCGTTCTTCACTTGTTGCGAGATGGATTTCGTTGCAGAGGTTAGAGCCATTAATTGACAATCCAAGTTTTCTTTGAGCTTCCGGTAAGCCTCGTCTGGCTGTGTCGATAAAGTTAAGGTATGGACTGCCAGTTCTGAAGCGAGCTTCAAGGATTCGTTGCCATAATCTGCGAGCCTTGACTGTATCTCGGACAATTCCTGTATTCGGGTCTGTAAGATTCCACTCTGTATCATTAATTACACTCTCCATAAAATCATCTGTGATGTTCACAGCATTAAATAAATTAAAACATTTCCGATTGATGTCGCCACCGGTCGGTACTTTGAAGCTGATAAACTCCTCAATGTCAGGGTGACTAACATCCAAGTATGCGGCGTAGCTACCCTTTCTTGTCTTTCCTTGTTTGTACGCTGTCATCTGAGCGTCCACCACTTTCATGAACGGTATCGGGCCGGGGGCTTTGTCGCTGATCCCTCGGACATTTGACCAATGCCCACCCACACCGCCGCCCTTTACGGAAAGCCATGCTACTTCACCATTATGTTCAATAAGGCTATCAAGATTGTCCCCCACATAAGTAAGGAAACAGCTAATAGGAAGCCCACTAATCTTTCCATTCGGTTCTGGGGCATTGCTGAGGACAGGTGACGCAAACATGAACCAACCTTTACTAGCGTAATCATAGATGCGTTGCGCAAGATCAAGGTCATTATAGCAGTAAGCCACTGAAGCACGTGCAAAAGCTTGTTGAGGAGACTTCTCATGACCAAGCATGTAGTAGTCCTGCATGAGTTTAATAGCTTGCTCACTGAGGCGATTATCCCGTTCATAATCAATCGTTATCCCAAGGTGTGTTGTCATCGAATTGGCTCTCCAGAGTTTCGTATTGTTCTTCAATTAGGTCTCCGCAACGGTTGATAATGTCTTCTGACGTAAGCTCTAACAGCTCGATCAATGTGACCTCATCAACCTGCATCAACTTTTCTTTGAGTTCTTGAATCGTTAACATAAAGCGGAACCGACCATTTTACAGTAACTCAAGCAATTTGTCAATATAATGACGTGCTTTTTCGACATCAATCTTACCGCCTTTCTCAGGATATCGTGCTATGTACTTGATAACATTACCACGAATGTATCCTTCGAACTGTTCTTCAGACATTACAGCCTGCATAAAATCCCAAGGTTGGATAGACTTTGACGTATAATGAGCGCCAGCAACCTGATGGTCTCTGGCGAAGTTACAATCAAACTCTTTAGCCATTTCATTTAAATCAATCACTTCTTACGCTCCTCTTTTGTTTTCTTGTCATGGCAAGTCTTACAAAGCACTTGTAAGTTGTCAGCTTCACAGAATAGATTTTTCACAAAGGCCGGTAGATCAGTGTATTTGGTCAGTGTGCCTGCTGGTTTGATATGATCTACGTTCACTTCTGTAGACTTGTACGTCTTCTTACAGCTAGCACATGTATACACCCATCGTGTACGCTTGTCTGTGCCTTTGTACGGAGACTTTGCCGCATCCATCACCTGATACCGCACAGGATACTTAGTCCAAGCCCTGCGTAGTGCAGAACGAATGAAACTAAAGTATCTGGCGGTAGTCCAAGTGTTGCCTGCTTTGTTCTTTACTCCTCTGGTCATACCACAGCTTCTGCAGGCGGTGCAAATGCATCGTCTGATGTACGAAGCATATACAGCAGGTGAGCATTCTCTACGGCTCTGTCATAACCCAACAGTTCAACGCAGATATCCCACATCTCCTGTTCGCTTTTATCTGTTAGAAGCTTATCAGCTTTAACCTCACCGATGCCTCTAACACCCTGAATATTATCAACACGATCCCCTGTTAGCATTTGCTTATAGAATCTAAACAAACCCTCAGCAGGATCAATGTGATACATCTCTTTCCTAGAAAAATTATAGTGCCATCCGGGGACTTGATCGAGGTCTTTATCAAGGCTCACGATCACGCTAGTATCTCCTAGCTCTGTCGCCCGGATTGCCAGTGCATCATCTGCTTCGATACCGTCCGACACTGTGGCCGCCCATGCGTCGACAAGGTATTCCCGTAACAGGTGATAGTGGACAGGCTTTTCAGTTCCTTTACGATTGCCCTTATACGGTACAGTGACAGCGATGTCATTACGGAAGTTCTTCTTCCCTGTGAGATGAAGCTCCCATGTTTGAACCTTCGGTAGATCTAACAGCAACATATCCTCAAGGAAGTGTGCCATCGTTCTGATGGCGACACCTTCTGGTTCATTGTTGCAGGCAAATCCAATACGATAGTTCAGGATGTCTGCGTCGATAAGGGCATGATGCATTATAAGATCTCGTCGTCGTCTACTGCAACGGCAACATCACCTGCATCACCCTCGAAAGAGACAAGCTCGGAGATAACCAGCTTCTGTAGTGAAGGGCTACGACCTGCTTTGTTCTTCCAGTTCCAATCGTAGAAACCGACCAAGGCAACAGCTTGTGAGCCATTACCAATACCTACGCCTTCAAGCGCTTCACCGGAGCCATCATAAGCTCGGATAGGGTTGTTAGACTTACAGGTTACAAAGTAACCCTTGCCTTCTTTTTGACCGACTGTCAGCCCCATAGACTCTAGGGCAGAAACAGCTCCATCGGAGAGATTGCAGAGGTCGATCTGATACTTGTTCGACATCTCATTACGACGATCTAAGTAAGCCCACATTACGTCAGCTTTGATCTTTACACGCTGTGCGTCATTCATAGTCATTCTCCTGTGTGGTGACTAAAACAATATTATAACATACTCTCAGTGAGTTTCAAACCAATTTTTACCGATTTTTGCTTCGGCATCTACTGGGCATCGAAAGCCCAAGGTAATCCCGGCTTGTGAGGCCGCCTCGCACATGATCTGTGCAACGTCTTCACCATGTTTCTCCTCTGTTTCAATTTGTATTTCATCGTGGACAAATGCAACCTGCTGTACAGGTAGTCCTTTTTGTCGTAGGGTTTTATGCGCTTCAATACACCACTGCTTTGCAATGATAGCCCCACATCCTTGTAGTAGTGAATTAAGTGCGGCATGTTCTGAACGCACCAGTATTCTTCTACCATCCAAGCCCGGCACATACCCTTTGCTCGCCACTTTCGCAACCTTCTCCATGAGGAGTCGTAGCTTAGGGGTGTTAGAATAAAAGCGATGCAGGATTTCATTCCCTTCTTTCGCCCCACCTCCAACAATACTGCCAACTTTGCTTGGGCCTGCCCCGTACAGCGTTGCATAGATAAGTGTTTTCGCTTGAGGTCTTGTGATACCTGCGGCATCAGCGTTCTTCTGATGGATGTCACCATTCAATAATTCCTCCTGCCATTCCTCATCCTGCATGTAGTGTGCAAGACACCGTAACTCGATACCTGCAAGATCTGTGCCAACCAATACATTCCCTTGATCAACAGTCCACAGTGATCGAATCTCCTGCCCGAAAGGTTTGGTGACACTAGGGACCTGTCCCAAATTGGGATTACGATGCGTCATACGCCCGGTAATAGTCCCGTTAGTGATGATACCTCCATGTACACGATCTGTGTTTTCATCGACATGTTTC